ACCAAATACGGCATCTTTTCTATATTTATCTTCCCTTAAATTCCAAGCCTTTGTATGTACATCATCCATCAGACGTAAAAAAGCTTCCCCTTGAGCAAAAAATACTGCTAAAATATTCCTCATTGTTGGTTCAAAACCAATACCAGTTGACGTATTACTCATTTGATCCGCTAATTGTGCGGTTAAAGATTCTTCAATTTTTTGTCTATTTATTTGATATTTTTGTTGCATTACTTTTGTTTGATTTAAAAAGTAACCTTTACCATCAAATTGAAAATTTTTATTTTTCTGAAATTCGATTTCTAATGTTTTTGTAAAAGCGGAAACTTCGGATGGAATTCCGGGTAATTCTTTATTTGTTCTTAACAAATATGTTTTATTAATGTTAACATCAATAAACTTTGATTTAGTGTAACAAGTATTTAATTCAATTTTGTTCGGAATATAATTTGGTTGATTTAAACCTAATGTTTTATTCTTTTCAAGTGCAAGATTAAATTTTTTGATTATTCCATCAAGTTCATTTAGTGGCGCGGATTGTTTTGTAATATCGTCCCTGTATTCTTTTTTCCATTGGTATATTATTTCTTCACTATCTTTAAGTACAAAAATATTATTCACATCTAAATATTGTTTTACCCAAGAATCAGGAGTATAATAAAAAACATACCCATCATATTCGGTTAGTTGGGTTGTGTAATCTGTTAAATCATTTAAAACATTTAAGTTAGTTTTTTTAAAACTATCTATTATATTTTTAATAAACCTATCTAACCTATACTTTAATTGTTGTATTGTTATTTCAGGGAAATTATCATTAATTAATCCTTTTGATTTATATTCAGAATATAATTCTTTCATTTTTTGATATCCCTCACTTGCAAATGTTTTTTTAACGGGTATCGAATTATTAGTACTATTATTTGGTTGGATTTGTTTTGTTGTAACAATTGACTTGTACATTAATGGTGTTCCCATCATGGCTCCAAAAGTAACATGAGACATAATTGTGTATTTATATGTTTTCAGTTCTAATTTTACCCTAAAGTTACCAGAACTTGGATCAAATGAAGATCCAAATTTTTCTAACATTAATGGTATTCTAATTGCTTTACCCAAATATCCTTTTATGGTTAAATGAAAAAGTGGGTATGGGAATTGAAAAAATGCTGCGTATGGAGAATTATTACCACCTTCAAACAACGATCTTCCTTTTACGTCTTCAAGAGTAATATCGATCGTAGGTACAAAATCTAAACCACAACTATAATTTATTTGTGTTATACCTAATAATCCATTATCAACAGCACCAGGTACCCCATTTGATATTAAACTTTGACTATAATAAAAGTCTTCTGAATTATCAGGATTTACACTAACCGATTTTTTTGGTTGGTTAACACCTTTTCCAGTTAAAGTATTTTTTCCTGTTATTTCATCTGACCATCCATTGTCTAAAAATTTTTTAAACCCTGGATTTAAAAAATTAATTTTACCAACAGATATAGTTTTAACTGATTCGTTTAGTGAAACACCTAAAGCTAATTTAGTTCTTGGTAATACAGAACATTCTAAATTAGCGTAGAACACAAGATTTTCGTGATCTATAAGTCTTTCTTTTGGTCTACCTTCTTCATCAATTATTTTATTTGGGTCAATTACTGATATGTTTTGGTAATCAAATTCTACTAATATATTTTCTCCGTTATTTACCATAATAGAATATGTGATTATCTAATTCGTTTTTATAATCCTGTAATGAAGTTAACAACGGATATGGAATTGTCAATACCGCACCATCAGGAATATTAAATTCAAGTCCAGTATATTGTGGGTTTGATTGTAAAATTAACCAACCAAAAAATGGGGAATTGTAATGTTGCTGAGACACTTTATCTAATCTAGACGTACCAACCTTATAAATATATCTTTTATCTGATGATTTTGCCGGCAAATTAATATACGGAACAACGGTTTGTTTTCCGTTAAGTAAAAATGAATTATATCTATTATAATACTGTAACTGCATATTAATTAAATTTTATTTTACCATTATATTTATCATTAGTATTTAAGTTTTGTTTACTATATAGGTCCGATATTCTTTTTTCATACATTGAGTAATTTGGGTCATTTTTGTCTGTAGTATACCCTACTTTAACATCAAAAGGGGGTATTTCAAAATTTTGAAACTTTTCATATTCAGGACTTTTTTCATAATCATTAAATATTGTATTTTCATTTTCTTTTTCTGTTTTACATTGTTTTCTATAGTCGTCAAATCTATTTTTTAAATCAGATACTAATTTTGGGTTAGATTTTATTTTTTCTAATGAGGTTAAACTTTCTATAAAAGAAGTATATTTGTTATCATCTAACATTACATCAGACATTACCATATAAAATCTTTTTTCTTCATTATTATTTCCAAATGGTCTAAATCCTGGAACAGAATCTGGAAAGTTCATTACGTTAATACTTTCACTATATATGGGCGAATCTATTATATATCTATTTAACATAACACCAAAAAATTCGGTGATTCCTGATGCAACATTATTTATATAGACATTAAGTATTGAATCAGCTACAGTTGTTGCGCTAGATCCTGTAAAAATATAAACTTTTGGTTTACCAGTATCTAATAATATTCCGTCAATTTTTGTTATAACCACATCTGTTTTTCTAAAGGTATAGTTTAAATTTTCTTGATAACTTGTGAGTTCATTAATTGACCCAATAACAAAATTATTTATTTCACCTTCTCTATTTTTTAAAATATCCTCTAATTTATTTTTGACTTGTCTTTGTGCTGCATTAGTGTATTCAGTATTTGTATCGTTAACAATATTTTTAATAACGGGAGATAAGTTATTTTTACAATCATCTACCGCATTATTAACAAGATTTTTTATTAATTTTTCAACATCATCAGGTTTACCATAAATTTTTAATGGTGTTGGTTGCGTACCAGGAAACTCACTTATATCACCATCAGAATATTTTCTTTTAAAATTAACAAGTTGTAATATTCCGTAATTAGAAATGTCGTTTATAGTTTTTAACTTGTTATATATTGTTGAAAAGAAATCTTTAGTTGATGTTGATAACTCACTAATAAGTCCACTATAATCTAATTCACCCGTCTCTATAGTACCATCATCGTTGGAATTTGCTCCAAGTATTTTTCCAATTGTTTCTCCACCTTTTTGAGGTATATTGTTTGGTATGTCACCAACAGTTGGAGAAGAAGATGAATTAGGAACAAGTTTACCAACAATAGCGTTATCCCTTTCCGACGTGTCTTCTGTTGCAACCGCCCTTTCATCATATATCTCAGTGTTTGCGTAGTAATTAAAAGATAATGCGTTTTGTAATTGTTCAACAGGTCCCGCTAATCCATGACCACCAATAAAATCAAATGATAAACTAATTTTAGCAATCATAGGTTGTACACCAATTCCTTCTGGATTTATATCAAAAAGTAAAGGATCGTAAGTTATTCCAAGACGATTTGGTATTATTTTAGTATGGTAAAAATCTCCAATTCTTAAAACTAATACAGGCGGAGCACCAAATGAAGTGTTTAACGCATCATTATATTTTGGTTTACCGTCAGTATCAATAACCGGAATTGTTTGTCCAGGTCTCATGCACTGATTTAAAAATGTTAATCTCGCATTTAACCCTTCAGGTGTGGTTGAGTGAAATGCCGGACTAAAATATTTTATCTTATCTTTAATACTATCGTAAACCATCGGGTTTTCTTTTTTAATAACCTCAAAATAATCACACTCACTAAATAAACTTCTTAATATTTTTTTAGAAATACCTTCTTTAACTGTTTTAAGAGGATCAACTTTTTTAATTGGTTTAGGACCTGGCGGTGTGTTGTTGGTTATTTTGGTGGTATTAGTACCACCATCTTCAGTTATTTCGGTGGTAATTTTAATTTCTGTTAGGGGTATTGTTTTTAATGTTGTTGTCGTTGTTGTCGTTGGAGCAGGATCTATGGTTATGTCTTTAATACGGACTCTTCTACATGACATTGCAGGAATAGAATACCATTGTGCCGTTCCACTTATTGGTCCATTTTTAGTTCTACTGATGTTTTGTGTACAATTAACTGAGTTGTATGTTATTGTTGTTGCACTATTAATAGGTATTGTTATTTCTTCACCATTGGAGTTTGGAATAAAAGTTAATCTTCCCTCACTTTCCAAAACAGGTACTGTTTTGTCTCCAATTGTTTTAGATCTAAACCATTGTAATACAGAATCAATTCTTCTTTTAGATAAATTTCTATTATATTCTACCTCTGCTGGCGCAGATGCGGATCCTTGTAATTCAATTTTAACTTTTCCGTTTTGAACAATAATTATTTCTTTTAACTTAGCTAAAAATTGATTACTTAGATACTGGTAGTTACCAATAATAATATCATTAAAGAAGTTTGGTATGACACTTTTATTTATGTATTTTTCTGCCCCAACGTAAACATCAACGGGTGGTAGATTAACATAATTTGTATTTTTAACTGAAAGGTATTGATTGTGCCAAAAATCATATGGTTTAGTTGCCGTAACATCAGTAGTGTAATATCCCTCAGGATAATCATTGTCAAAATAAAAAGAATAGTCTATAAACTCCTTGATCTCTTCCATATTGACAATTTCTTCTGTATTTTGACCATTGGTTAAAGTTTCATCGTTTGTAGTATTTTCACCATTTCCACCTACAGTTATTTTTACATCACTACCTTCAGATGACTCAGATAAACTAGTTGATTTATCTACACTAACATTTTTATAAATTTCACCTAATTCTTCTTCAGTTAATCTTGGTTCATTTAACAATTGTTGATAAGTATATAAATCACTAGTTGGTATGGTATTAAATTTAATTGCCAAATCATATAAATCATACTTAACACATCCCGCAAAAAATGAATTAATAATAGAATCAACTTCTTTTGAGGATTTATTTGATAATTGTTTTTCAATAATAGTATTCATTGCTGCTGGAGTATCGACAACTATTTTCCAATTTATACTTCCACTTCTACTTGTGTTTGAATAAGTGTATATTGGTTCTGGTCTACCTAAAAATTTAGTTGGGTTCCAATTAGCACTAGAATCTTCACTAAATGATATGTCGTATGGTGGAAACCACATTATTCTACCACCATTTGGTCCTTTTTCACAGGTTGGTAAATCATCATAAGTATATCCCGGTTGATCTGAAGTTCTCCAAGCTAAATTCTCCAATGAGAACATATATTTTTTTACTTTACTGTCAATGATATTAGTTGATCCAGGATTTCTTATTGGTGCAATATTTAAATTAAATGTATTATCAAGAACAGAATTATTGAATTTACGACCTGATGTTGTAATACCATCAGTTTTTTGTAAATCAGCATATGTTAAATATGGTGTATCTTTTTGGAATACTCGACAATATTCTCTACCTATCTCAGTTCCATCAACACCAATAGTACTATCTCCCGTCGAACTATCGTAGTAAGCAATAACTTGAGAACCTTTTGTCATTTCTTTATATCCATCATTGAATACTTTGGAGACTTGATTTATAGCATTACCCGCGTGTTTTAATCTAGCCTGTCCACCAACATTGTCTGCGGCGTTTATTATTCTTTGAGTATTATCTAATATTGATCCTCCCCTAAATTCAATCTCCGTAGATAAATTTTGATCATATGAATTTTGAATTTGGTTAAACTCTTCGTCAATAATTTTATTTTCTCCACCAACCCCAACTTTCCATCCAGCATTTTCTTTATATTTTGGTGATGTCCATACAAAATTTCCATTTATACCCCCTTGATTAGAATATGATTCCGCCTGTAAACCAAAATTAATTTTACCTTCGTTACCCTCATAAAGTTTACCTAATTCAGAAGGTCCGTACACCAATGTTGATTGTTGTTTTCCAAGGTAATTAACAGCAACTTGATTTGCGGGATGAGTTATAAGTGACGGTTCAACATCTTTACTACCAACATAATAACCACCCCCACCATTAGGTCCTGCACCAAATAAATTAGATATGACACTTGTAAATTGTTGTAATAGTGGTTTATCATAATTTGGTCGATATAAATTATATTCTAAACTTTTAAATAAAACAGATTGTTGACCATTACCAGTGTTTGCTAAAAATATTTCAGAAGGGCTCCTAAAATTATTTAAAACAGAACCTAACGCTCCACCTGTTAAATTGTTTACAACGTTTAAGGCGTTTTGAGTTTGTGGTGAATATATTGGATCAGGATCATCAAAGTAATCTCCAGGAATAAATGATACAGGAAAATAAGTCCCTGTTAATCGATTTAAAAAACTTACAGCGGCTAACAATGGGTTTTCAGGTATTGTTATTTTCCAATTCTTAGTAAAGAATGGTTGTTGTCCAGTTGCCAACATGGTGGCACTAAAAGGATCTTGTAAAGTACTTAAGTTAATACTACCAAGAGTCATTTGATATATTTCTTGAGCTATTCTATCCTCAAAATACCCTTTTAATTGAGATGCCCCAATTTTTGCAAGATATGAATCTTGTGATAAATTACCCATATCCCCACTTGGATTACTTGAAAGTAAAATTGAATATGGTGTATAACTTGACGGAATGAAAATAGTTGGTACTCCATCGTAATATGGTAAATAATACTGTGAAGATAATTGTAGGTCGGTTATAATAATTAAATCTTTATAACCCCCTTCAGGTCCAAACATATTTCTAATATATGCTGCATCAATATAAAATTCATTAATTAAATCTAAGGCTGAATCTGTTGGATCATAAGGACCATTATTACTTTCAACGGGTAATGGTGATCCTGGAACACTATATTTACCTAAAAATCCTCCATCAGGTCCCCATTCATTTAATGGATATAAATTATTTGCTAATTGGTTTGTTGAAATTAAATTGTCAGGTGAATCAATAACATTACTATTGTTTAAAGGACTAATCTCATAAACCACATTACCAGATGGGGGGTTAAACGACCCTTCTACCTGATATGGTGGTAAATTTCTAGCTATTAATAAATCTCTAAAAGATGATGATGATGTAAATGATAAAACACTTTCTGGCATTTTTTTTTTCTTTATTTATAAATACCTTTAGTCGGTTTTTTTTTATTTAAAAATTGGTTTTTGACTATTTGATACTCTAATATTATCAATTCGATTAAGTAATTCTTGCATATTTTTTGTTCCATCAGGACCATTAAAATAATTAGATATTGCGGTATTAATATCTTGAATTGACTGAGTACTAATTTTATCATCAGCAATAACATTAAAATCAACGGCGAATTTATTATCAGTTGTTATTGTCATTGGTTCATAAGAAATAGCCAAGTTTGGGTTATTTAATGATTGAATTAAAGGTGTATCATCTCCTCCCATACCAAATATTGTAGGAATAGAAGTTTTTAATTCCTCAAAATAAGTTTTTGTCATTTCTTTAAAATCTTTAAACATATCTCCAATACCTAAAGTTTTTATTAACTCACTAACTTCATTAACAACATAATCAGTTCCTGTTCTGTAATTCTTACTTTCTTTACCTTTTTGAGGTATTTGTTCGTCCAACATTTTTTGAAAAAAACTTAAACCACCTTTATATCCACCTTGAAGTGTGTTAGAACTTGCAATACCGTATTTAGCTGCTCCCACAAAAGTATTCATAGATGATTCAATTCGTTTCAAATAAGTTAATTGATCTTTCGCAATTTCTTCCATTGATGCGTCATTACTTTTTTGTTGTTGTGCCAATTTTGCAACATCATCAGTACTTAATTCACTAACTAATTTATCTATATATTCTCCCGTTCCTTCTTCCTTACCATCTTTACCTGTACGTGTTTCTTCTATTCTTACTACCGCTCTACCTGACTTATCAATTTGTGCCATTGTTGCAATAAGTTCTCTATCTTCTTTGGTTGCAATATCGGTTGGGAATTTAATTTGTTTTAATTTCATTTCAAACATCCCCGCATTTATTGCCATTTTTTGTAATTCGCCGGCAGGTAATCCCATCGACTTACCAATTTCGTCAATACGTCTTTTAGCTCCAGGTAATATTTCTATTTGATTATTCTCCTTATTGAATCTTGTAAACTCTTTTGTCATGTTTACAATTTGGTTTTGTAGTTCTGTTGGGTCATTTTGAGCTAAATCCATCAATCTTAATGGATCAAGTAATTGACTTGATGTTACACCTAATCTTTGTAGTGATGCGGCAAATTCAATTGCCCCTTCAGGATTAAATACTTTATCTACAACAGCAAATATTGATGACATATTAATCCCCAATCTTGATGCTTGTGCTGCCATATTTGCTAATCCTTTAATCCCACCCTCAAAATTATAAAGGTTCATTTTATCTAAATTAGTAACAACACCCGCAGAAACAGCTTGAACTGTTACCCCTGCTTGTCTAGCAATTTTAACAACATCTAACATTTTAGGTTCAATACTTGCAATACTAACACCGACATCTCTAAATTTTTCCGCTAATTCACTTTGTTTTACTTTAGTTACTTCTGCGGTTGCAGCAAAACTAGCTAAAGAATCGGCATTCAACATAATATTAACATTCATGGTTTCTCCCAAACCTTGTAACGTTTCCGCAACATCACCAACTTTAAGTCCCATACCAACAAATTTGGGTATTGCGTCAGCAACAGTTTGGGTCAATTCTCCCGCTCTTTGTTTACTAATTCCAAAAGTTTTAACTAATTTACTTGCTTCTGAATCTAAGTTAGTTAATGCTTTAAGTAAACCTGTCCCAATTTGTTCATTTATAGTTTTAATTGTTAATGAAACACCATCTAAAGGGTTTTTTAACGTGGCATTTACAATGTCTGTGATATTGTCAAGTGATATTAATGTATCATTGAGTATTGAAGTTGTATTATCAACAGGAGCTTCAAGTGATCCTTCAGGAATTATGGTAGATTTTTGTTTTGGCGGTCCCATATAATAAAACTATTTTTATAATAAATATAAATTATTTATTTTTTTTGTGTTCCTCAATGATTTTATCAATAAGATATCTTCTCACATATGTTGGCATTTTTAAATACTCGGAATAAGATGTTCTTAACATCTTTGCCAATAAATAAAATTCGTCTAATATAAATTTTGAGTAATCAGAAGAAAGGCCGAAAAAATTCCACCCCAAAAGCAATGTTCACCATTACTCTTTCTCCTGACGGGGCGATAACTTCTTTTATTAAATCTAATCTTGGTTCATTTTCTAACATAAAGTTTTTAATATGTTTTGAATCCATTATTGGCATATTATCAATAAACTTAACAATATCTCCCTTATTAGTATTACCATCAATATCAACAATCATATTACTTAATCTAAGAGTTGCAATAGGTGGTATTATTCCTGATGGATATCCACTTAAAGTTTTTTCAATATCAACAGAATCTCTCATAGTTAAAAATTTTAACGTAACATTAGATTTTGTTCTTGGTAATGTTGTTTTTAAATGACCATTATCATCAGGTTCAATATTAATTTTTTTAATATTTAATTCATCAAGTAAAATTGTTGCATTAAATTCATTATTTGTTTGTGGGTCAGTAACACTTACAACATATTCAGGACCAAAAGATGTATTTCTTAAAAATATTAATAATGCCTCAATGTCCGCATCTAAAAGATCTTCAGGTCTAATATCCGTTTCATATAATTTATTTCTTAATAACGGTAATACAATTGATTCCTTAATTGTTTTATTTGGGTTCATACTTAAAAGAGTATTTTCATCGGCAGCAGTTAAATAACCAATTTTAACACTTTTCTTTTTAGATTTATAATATTTACCACCCGAAGGTAAAGACACAACATCGTGAGGTAA